TAGCCATAATCAGCTAATGAAAGGATACGCTCCCCAGCCTCCGTCCTAGCAACTCCAGTAGTTACTATCTGATGTTGCAAAGGAGCGCACATCTCTCTTGCTGTGGCCTTTTTGTGATAGTAAAAGGTGTCTATACCCAATTCCTCAGCTGGAGCCATTCTGGCCTCACGATAGACACGCCAAGCCGTGGACTTGATGACTTGCCTAGCGTATGTGTCGGCTTTCCAGTGCTTTCCTTGGCTATCAGTAAAGCCATAAAATCCCTTTTCAGCCCATTTCATGACTGTATCAGAGATAGCCTTGTCTGAGGTAGTGAGTCCTGTGACAACCTTAGCCACGCTCTCCTGGACTATGGACTGATAAACCTTTCTGACACTCATTGGTAGAGTGGTATTGATGAGGTTGTCTATATCTCCCATAGCTTGATTGACATAAGCAGCTAGATTGGTCTGAATGAGTGAGTTATGACTAAACTCTCCACTCATGGACTCCAGTAGTTGCTCTTTTGTGTCTTTATAGACCTTGTAGCCCTCATTTTGGATAACATGCCTAAGTTGCTCCTCAGCAATGCCTGAACGGTCAGAAATGAGCTTGACATTGTCCTCATTGAGTAGGCCCATCTCATTCATTTTCTCAAGTTGCCAAATATAGGGGTTGTCATCAAGACTAGCAGAGCCACGCTCTTTGATACGATCTATAACCTGGTCAAAAAGGTCAAGAGTTAGCTGATGATAGATGTCTGCAACCTGACTAGCGTCAAGCATTAGCTGCTCATCATTTAGCTTGATTGGTTTCTTTTCAGTCATACCATACCCACCTCAAAAACCTGTTTGGTAACTTAATAAATAACTTGGCTGGGTTGAGTGGTGGCAAAATAAACCTAAATAGTTTTTTCATGCTACTCTCCATAGGTGGATACATCCTCAGGACTGCGCTCTCCACTAGCCTCATCAATGACATTTCCGCTAATCTCAGCCTTGATTTTTCTAGCTTTCTCAGGAGTCACGTTGAGCACCTTTTCAATGGCCATGACATCCGTAGCAAAGCCAGCATTTACAACCTTAACCCAGTAGTCCAGCTCAGCATTTCGGTCTGTAAAAACTCCATCATCAAGGTTAATGCTGATTTTCTCCATTTCAGGGATATTCCCCTTATAAAGACCGTAGGCTTTGCCTAACTCTAACATTGAGATAATGAGTTCTTTCAAAGACTGCTCTACCAAGCTGACAATGCTGTTTCTCATCTGGTATGTGTCTGAGTTCTCGCTGACAACCTCAGTGGCTGTCTTCAAGCTCTTACCGTCAAATGTAAAGGTTCCAGAAGATACTCCTATCTGCATTTCAAAAATCGCTAGGATTTTATTGATAGCCTTGATATAGTCATCCGATCGGATAGGTGTTGTAAGGTCAGTAATACCTACACCCTTATCCATATCACCTGAGTCAATCTGTTCATAGACATTACGCCCTGCCTCAAACTCACGCTTAACTGTGACATTCTCGCCATCCTGATTATACTCAACCTTAATCATTTGACTAGGGACGGCCACTCTGCGCTGACCCATCTTAATCTCCCACATAAACTCATCATAGGTGGTATTAAGAAAGTCCATTGTGGTCTTAGCATTGTCAAAGATAGACAGCCCAAGAGCTGAGTTAATATCTTTGTTGTTCATGCCTGGGGTCTTCAAGTAAGTAAATAGTGGACGACTCAAGCCGTTCAGGTCTACTACTTCCTCAAGATCCTCATAGAGGTCTGATAGAGGAACCCTAGCGCCTACCACGTTCTGATTATCAGACTTGTAGAGCTCGTTAGTGACTGTGTACTTGTCATCCTTGCCCCATTCGTGCAGTTCAATCAGTGTGTAAAACTTCTGCTTGTTACCCTCTGACTTGATTGTTTTAGTGATAATAGCGGCACTAGAGACGTCCTGTGTGTTGCTTTGCAGAGGCAAAAAGACAGGCGCCTGAATGAAAGAGACTCTTACTTTGTCTCTATCGACGTATGGCCTCATAGCCAAGCCACCAAGCGCCAACCCACTCTCCAGGTAGCGCTCAAAATTCTTGACAAATCTGTCATCTTGTAGCTGTTTTTGAATGAATTTGTCAGCGTCCTTGTCGTCTAGCTTGATTTTAGCCTGTTCATTAAACACCAGGCTTGCAATCTTCTTGGCTGCTGTACGTCCAATAGGCAAATGGTTGAAAGCTCGTTTTTGAGGCGTGCCGTTGCTGTCAGTGTACTCAATTTGTGGATAATGTCCTGCATAATACTTGAGATTTTCCCTGATACGGTCATACTCTGTGGATGACACTGCTATTTTAGGGTGATCAGTGATATTTGTTAAGTTCTGTGTTGTCATCACATACTTGCTCCTTGTGAAAAAATTCTTGATAGTCTTTACTATTCCCATTGTTAGCTCCTTTAGGCTTTAAGTCTTAGCTCTCTAGCGTTGTCTAGGACAAAATACTTGAACTCGTCTACCGTGTGGTCATCTTCTTTGATGACTTTGGGGTCATCTGTATTGAGTGACTTGTCATCATAGCGGTACATCTTATGCTCCTCAATGAATACCTTGTTATTCTCTGTGTCAAGGTAGTAGAAACGCCCCTCAGCTAGTAAGCTAATAACCATGTCTATCATGGTCTGGTTTTTCTTCTTGGCTACTGGGTGCCAGCGCTCGCCATAATCTTTGAAATATTGGTTTCTCAAAGCCCCCTCCGCACTATCAATAGTCATTTTTAATTTAGGTACTCTGTAGGTCTTCATGACCTTGTCTATAAAGTCATGGATCATCACAGAGAGCTCACTAGGGGCCTTTTTGATGGTCTTTCCAGCTGGACTATAGTAAAACGTATCAAGCAAGATAACATTACCCTTGGCAGTTAGCCCATAAGCTCCGCAGGCCGTTGCTGATTGCTGGTGTCCTGTATCCAGAGCAAATGATATACCGATAAGCCTATCATCCTCTGGTAGGCTCTGTAGTGGTTTAAAATAGCTCATGTTATAGACATGATTACCTAAACCGATTACCTCGCCTAGATACATCCATCTATAGTAGTCAGGGTCCGTCTCCTTGTAGCGTTCTATCTTGTCTTTCATCTGCTTAGACAAAAAACCTAGCTTGTCATCAAGGTAGGTGCTGTGATGTATCATGTAAGTAGGGTCACTAGCTTTCTCAGCCACCCACTCATTTATCCAGTCATAGGGATTGCGTGGAGGGTTATAAGTAAAATAGACCTTTACCTCTTTACCGTTTGGGAGTTCTTGACGGATGAAAGTATCCTCAACTATGTCAATATCCTCACGGCCTGAAAACTCAGCAAGTTCCTCAAACCATACGGCCATTACATAGCCCTTGGCTATCTTCTGGGATTTGAGTTTCATTGGATCGTCTACGCCGTAAAAGTAAAAAGCTGTGCCTGTCTTCTTATGTGTAATCTGTAAGGGAGATTTCCCAAACTTGAATTGATTAGCTAGCCCCATCTCATAGATGGCCCATCTTATCTGCTCATACACGGACATTCTCAAGTACTTGCCTACTTTTCGCAAGACTACCACATTACCCATAGGATCATTGATGAAATCATTGACAAGGTCAATAGAGACCACTGATGACTTAGTAGAGGCACGGCCACCCTTGAGCACTATATGACTCTTGGGCGTATAGAGGACTTCATCAAATACTGGGTTAATCAGTTTCGCTAGGTTCAGTATTGCCATTATACTCACTCCTATCAAATGTAAATCCAGTAATCACTGTGTCATCTTCATCACCTGAGCCTAGTTGAGCCTTGAGATTTTCAATTCTAAGGCGTTGCTCCTCTGTAACAAGTGGAGAGCGTGTAAGCTCGTCATAAGTCTTAATCATGCCTCTAAGCTCAGTCTGAGCTCTTGCTATTGCAGCTAAGGCCTTGCCTTGCTTATCCCATGATGTATGAATTTCGTAGCTTGCTCCACCTTTTGCCGTGGTAGCTATAAGTACGCTTGTAGTATCATCAACATCCCGAACGTAAAGAATACGCTGAGCATGTAGTAAATTAGCATAGGTCAGCGTGATATTTTCCCAAAGAATGTCAATAGGCTGTTTTTCTGAAAGCTCTTGCGCTATCTCATATACCTCTTGAGGTAGATACTTAGCAAACAGCCCATGTTTGAGGGCGTTAGTGTTTCCCTTAGGCGCTCCATGCCCTAGAGCGTTTTTGCTACCTTTGGGAGCACCCCTTGGATTTTTGGAGCGTTCCGTATTTTTCTTTTGGAACGTTCCTTTTATTTTAGGTTCCCATTTGTCTTTACTTTTCCAACCTCGGACAGTGCCAGCTGAAACACCCAAACGCTCAGCAATCTCAATCAGTTCAATGTTTCCATTGTTCTCTGAATAGATTTCAAATGCTTTGTCTCGGTTGGGGTCTCTTGCTCTACCCAAGCCTAAACCTCCTGCTGTTTATTTGTTTTGAAATATAAAAAAGCCACTCAAAGAGTGACTTAGTGCAAGCAGACTACAGACTTGCGTGTTAATTAGAAATTACTTTCTTTTTTTATTTTGTGTAGTCTTTTTTTGCGATATTAAAACATCCTACTCTATCGCCACTGGTAACCCAAGCCAGCAGTTTTTCAGAAGCTTTTCTAGGCCGTTGCCTAAGGTGCCTTTGCTTTAATTCTTGATACTACCATTTTAACAGATTATGGTTACAGTGCACATCAAGATTATTTTGATTAACACATATTCTCAAGATATTCTCAAGATAACTCAAGAAATTCCAAATTATTCCAAAATTACCTCCAGCTCTTCAATAGCAACCTTACGCATGCTGTAATACGAGCTCTTGCTGATTGATAACTTATCACAAATATCCTCGATATACGTTTTAGTAATATATGTCATTCTCAGGATTGCCCTGTATTTTGGATTTTTAAGCTTATTGATCATTCTACCTAGTTCAAGTTTCCTATTGATAACCTCTTTAGTATCCTGTTCTATAGCCTCTTTCATCACGACAAGCTGAGTATAGACATCATCAACTTTTCTAGTCTGTCCACCTTGAACTTTGACATCTGACCACTTGGGGCTTGAGAGCAAACCTGCCTCAAGCTCATTGATTTCATCTATACGGCTTTGAATGTCCATGTCCAGATCCTGCAGCTCTTTCAAGAGCTCTTTAGCCTTGTTCACTCTCTATCTCCTTTTTGTGATATAATAATATTATTGAGATTATAGCTGAGACAGAGAGTGTCTTGGCTTTTTTCTTTTAGCAGCTATTGAGTATTTTCATCGTCTCCTCATAACTCAAATTTATCCTGGCTCTTTGTTCCTCGTATCCAAGAATTTTAGGAATTCTGAAATAAATAATAGTAGCGCCATCATGATTTTTGACAACTGTGTAGATGTGCTTGAGCAAATCTTTTCTGATCGCAATGTTTGGAAATGCTACAAGTTCCAACTTATCTTCTTGAGTTGTTTTCTTTGCTTTTACAGCTCCTGAATACGGATGTTTTTTAGGTCTCATTTGCTGTCCTCCAAAAGTTCTGGATTTTCGTAAATGTTGCCGATAATTTCAATGCTATCAGCAATCTCTTTAGCATCCTCTTCAAATTCCTCCAAATCCATCCCGTCTGCGATAAATTGAACCTCGCCTTTTTGTTCCACGTAAAAGCCTAGCGTGTTATGTCTCTTTATGCTCATGACATCTTTACCATTTGTAATAATATCCCCCTCAAAGATTTCATTGCCATTTTTGTCAAACAAGCCTGTTGATTGCATGATGACCAGATGATCAACAAAAACATAATCTGGAGGGGACATGACGTTCTCCTGTTCAACCACTACAACTTGCCCACTTTCTGTAATTGCGAAAGTATCTTTGAACATTTCTTTTTTTGCGCTATCCCACGCTCTAAATTTCGGTCTCATAATCTCACCTCGTCTCCAATCCTTAAAGTTTCGTAGCTTGTTTGCGTGACTACAAAAATGCCGTAGTTCTGTATTGTGATTGTGTACAGGTCACCTATTTTTTCTTTGTGGACGACTCTGCCTTTGATTTCTGCGCCTTGATTATCTGCTTTGTAGATTACAATAGGGCGCTTTTCTTCTAATTTCTTAATCTGGATACTCTGCCAGACATTCAATCCAGCAGACAATAATATCCATATTGCGATAAATCGTTTCATTTTACCTCCTTTAAATAATTTTTCCGTCAAAGATCAGGGTAATTGTGCCTGTTCCGTTCTTGTTGTCTGAAACCAGAGCACGACAATCCCCACTAAGCTCAACCCCCTCTATAGTGATACTACGTTGAGACTTATTGACGTGAATGATCGTGTCATTTGATGTCTTAATTCTCATTATCTTCCTCCTCAATTTTAATAACGGTCCTACCGTTTGGGTTTCGTCGTTGATGTGATGTGTAAGTGTAGTACTTTAACATCCTTTCAGTAATTCCTGTTTCGCTACTGATCTGTGCTAATGTCCCAAGCGTAACAAACACATCACCCTGATATAATGCGTAGTCAGCCATCTGCTCCTCATTTCTTTAAATACTCAGGGGTTTCATGACCTCAATCTCAACCTCTATCCGTGGATTTAGACTGTAGAACTTGCCTACATCATGCAAAGCTATCTGACCGTCATCCTGGAAGACGATCCCTGACATGCTGTCATATAACGCCTTTTCGTAGTTGTCTATGTCAGGCTTTTTGCCTACTGGGATGATTTCATCTAGGAGGGCCTGTTGGTTCTTCTTGATCTTGGAAATATACGGAGGAGGCTTGATGTAAAATCTAAGCTTTGCCCTCAGAGCTCCCTCAAGAATAGGCTGGCCCATGTACTGGTTAGCAATGAGCAGCTGGCAATGATTGCGCCAGGATTTCATGTCCTTGTCTTCGTAAGTAGTGGTAAAATTCCCACGCCTCGCAAATCGTGGCCGTGCTTGAGGTTTAGGCTCAATGTTTAGGGTTAATTTCATTCAAGAGCCCCCTTAAATCCTGCCATCTCAAAGAGATTTTCTCTGTTTTCGTTTACGAACTCAAAGAATTTCTTAACCTCTTGTAGCGTCTTGATGTTGCTCTTGACTCGTGTTAATGAAGTGAAAAATACATCATTTTTGGGAATTGCCTGAACTTTGCACTTGTAGACTGGTTCAAAAAGATCACCATTTTCATCTAGTGTGGGTGCAGCGTCTTTGTTATCAAAGCTAATGCTCATATCATAGTTTAGGGTCGTAACGACCTCTATTTTTTGTTTCTCAATGATGATAGCAATACGTTCTGTCACATTGATTTTACTTGCCATGTTCTTTCTCCTGTAAAAATTCATTGTAAACCTTAGTAAAAATCTCTATTACTAGGTTTTGTGGAATGTTTGACCGTTCATTGTATGACTTAGAAAATTTGTTCCACTCAATTTCTTGCTTGATAATGTCATTTTTAAGACCTAAATCAAGATTACTAGCAAACTTTGTAGGTTTCTGCAAAGGGTAGTCATAATTGTTGTAGCGTGTGAGATTGAGATGTGGGAGTTTGAAATCCATGACATCCTCAATATATTTCCACAAGCGCCCACTAGCTGGGTTCTCTATGATGAAATATTTAGGATTATACCGCTTGATGATCTCAATGGTATTGAAAGCACAAAGCTCCCCATTGACTCTCTTCATAAATTGACGGTCATACTGATAATTTATATAGGCTTTCTCGTAGTCAGAGGCGTTCCTAATCGTAAACATGCTAGGCTCCCTTTGTGGAGCAAAGAGGCTATCTGAGAGGTCTTCTTGTTTCCAGCAAGCGTTACCCTCGCACATAGCACTAGCATTACTCCAACTTTCGCATGGTGGGCTAGCTATTATCAAATCAGGCTTTGGCAACTTGTCAAGTTTGTCAAAAAGTGTGTTGTCCCCAAACAAGCGCCCATAGTCAGCAAGGTTCAAATTTATAAAATGATCGTTCTTGTTT